TTTAGAGCCTTTATACGCAAAACTTTTCCCAAGATATATTGTGGGTTAGTATCTGCCTTGCAGTTATATCTGTTAGCATATCTTTAGAGGATGTAGTAATAGGCTTAGACCAGTTACACGTTATCTTCCCGCCTCCAACGCTTGCGCAACCGCTTAGAGACATCAGCAGAAGAAAGCATATTAATTTCTGTTTCAATTTTATTCCTTTCCTTTACTTTTTCTAAGCTGTCTTCCATCTCTGCCTTCTGTGCTGCATTACTCCCTGCCCTATAAGCAAAGATAAGAGGCAGCACTCTAGTAAAGAATCCAAATAGAGAAGAGAAAAGAGAAAGCATCTCTGTCTCTTACTTCTTACCGCTCTCTTTAGCCTTACCAATAGTAAGACTCAAGAACTCTAGAACTTTATAAATCTTACCCATAACAGAATCAGGTTCAGGTGTTTTAGTACCTGCTACAATAAGACTTGTAACCGTGACGATACCTGTAACCGTTGTTAGAATAAGATCACCGTTGGACATAATTATTTCTAGCATTGTGTTACTCCTTTATGCTGCTTCTTTAGTGGTTGAAATTAAGTCTGAGTAGTGTGTCTTCTTACCTTGCGTAGACATATCATATATTTCTTTAACCAATGTACCTTCTCCGTAGAGTTTTACATTCATTTCTATATCAGAATTATCAAATAACTTTTCACAATCCTGTGCCATAGCTAGTAGCTCACCAGTAGTCCAAAACTCTTTACCGTTTGTCTCCACCTTCATGAACTTAGGAGTCTCATTCCTAATTTTCTTTTTCAAGTCTTCCTCAGAAGGTTCCTTATCTATACTGCAATCAAAACCAAACAGGTGGAAGTTTCTGAATCCAAAGATATGCATCATACCAATAGACCTCATGGCAGCACAGGTTCCACCATTAACGAACACGGCATCTTCTGATATATTCAACTCCTTCTCAACCTTCAGCTCTACACCTTCTTGAGACTTAACCTGTGTAGCTACTGCTTGAGAGAAAGCGTGCCAACCCTGTACCTTATCTGTCTTACTCTGAATAAAGTTTGTAACACTAGGGTCTGTCATAGAGGCTATGAAAAAATTAGTCTCGTCATCAATATGTTCAAACAAGGATGACCGTACAACGCCGTGAGTACTTGTACCTGTGATAGGTCGAGGATCGAGTATAACACAAGCCCAAGGTTGTATACAAGCTTCTAACAGATCGGGATAACTATGCTTAACGCATATGATTTTACCATTTGTTTCCTTCTGTACCCTTCTTACCTCTTCATAATCAGTGGACGGACCACCAGATATAATAATAGCGTGTTCCTGATTAATACTACAAGCTTTAATCATGTCCCACTTCGATATTAATTCTACGTTCTTATTTATATTTGCCCAGATGTATTCTTTAGGTACAGAATCTTTAGGATTTATAACGATAGGAACTTTTGTTAATTCTATAGGGATGTCTGGTAAATCTTTACCATTAAGAAGTACTGCAAGATGAGTACGACCACCACCTTTTACTCTGTCCTGTGAAGGCAACACTGTAATACGTTTGTCTTTATTTAAAGAGTTCACTAGTCTATTCGTACCCAGATACTCGTCACCTAAAATATTACCGTCTACATCCTTACTAAAGAAATCATCAAAGACAATGCAAGGTACATGCTTCAGATATTTATAGTCTGATAGTACAGTCTCTTCACTATGACCACCATCAATAAAAGCAAAGGTCATATTCTTTAGTTTCTTCTTTGTCTTTTTAAGAGTATCCTTAGAATCTCCTTTAAATAGCTCGAAGCTAAATACTTTTTCATCTCTGTTCATCTTGTTTGCAAAGTCAATAAGTCTTTTCTCTACAGCCTTCAAGGTATTGTGAGCCTTAGAATTAAGTTCTTTAATATCTAATTCTTCTGTAGCTTCTTCAAACAAATCAAAGCCCATGTAGTGTACCTCATCACTCTTCTCAAAAGCGGCAAGGGACATTTCAATAGCACGCCCTGCATTCCAAGTTCCTACCTCTACTATATTATCTGTAGCATAATGACGTACTAGTTCTGCTAACTGATTATAACGTGGCAAACTAATATCAGGAGCTACTCCTTCAACAGAGGGAGCATTCTTTAGATTACCTTTAAGATGACTCATGTATTGAGATAGTGGTGAGTTAGCAAATGCAGAAAGACCTTCAACTTTAGGTGTAAGATTATGTACCTTCATACCATGTGCAATGTAAATCTTCAGGAGCCTTTCAAAGATAAATCCATCATGCCATTCCCTGTAAGATACTACCTCACCTATGTCGTAGCAACCTTTAAAGTCTGCAAGTAAAAAGTGAGGTGTCTGGTAGTCAAGATTAAAAGCTATGAAAGATGTCTCGCTGTAGTCTGCGTCCTTCCTACCTAGATGGACTAGCTCTGCTTTCTCTGGTAGGATTTTTAGAAGCCTCTCCTCTGATAAAGGTTTGGTTGTTACTGTATCAGCATCTAACCAAACCAACCAGCCGCCTTTAACTTCTTTCTCACTTATCTCTAAGGAGAGGTCGGTCATAGCATAGACCTTATGACACCACTTGATAGCATCCATTCTCCAGTTATAAGCTAACTGCCCACCTTCAGTACCATCGTGTAGTTTCATATGTTCCCTGTAAGAGAGCATGTCTTCTACATCATTTAGATTACGATACTCAATGTTTTTACCTACAGGAAATTCATTGATTACATCTTGAGGCATGTCATGGTGATATGCAATAAGTTGAAGATCATCCTTCCAGTATTTTAGAACTGAAAACAACATATTCTTAGCGTACTGTTCATACCCTTCAGCACTAAAGGAAGTTACAAATCTTATCATTTTATTTAGTCATCTCCTCGTATAATTCTGTCCATTCTTGTGAGTACTTCTCATCTATTTTTCTTTTAGGTTCCCACGCTCTAAAGAGAGGACCACCTGTAGTAAAGTGTACACACTTGGGTTCAATGTATTCAGATGAATGACCGTCTAGCCAATTCCATTCTTCATGTATACTTCCAATACTCTCGCACCAATGAAATCCATGAAGCCATGAACCAGACTTAACATTAATATCTGAAACAGTTAGCTCACTCTTTAGATCAGGATGAGAACAATTCCATAGTACAAAACTAGACCAGTTCTTTCTAGGATAAATTGTCTGTGTCTTACCATCCATCTTAGTTTTTTCTTTAGGGGAATGGTTGTGCTGCACACAAGAGATAGCATCATTGGAGTTTGATAACCTATTAAATAACTCCATCACATCTGATCTCATGTACATATCACAATCCATAAATAATGCCATGCCTTCATGCATATTAATATAGGGGACTAGAAACCTACTGAAACTAAATTCTGTAGAGAAAGGTTTCTTATCAAAGATATCTACCTGCTTACCATCTAGTACTGTCTTGCTCCTTCTGTACAGACCTGACAGCCTAAGACTATCCTGTTTCAAAGGAACTATATTTATAGGTTCAGAAGAATACTTTTCTATACTATATTTTAGTACATCAAAGTATGTCTTTTCTTTTTCATCGTAACCTATATAGATAGTAGGCATCTTATTATTATTATTATTTATAGAATGCATCCTATATTACTTATCCTCATTAATTAAATGATAGAGGGCAGTACCCCAACCACCCCCTATCAATGCCTAACACACACACCTTTCGACTAACACACGGAGTATACTCTCCTTATAATTTGATGTCAAGTAAAAAGTTTACACACCGCATGTCCCACCTGAACCACTGATCTCACAGATGTCATGTGATTGAATGTTATCCTCGAACTCTTCTCCCAGCTTATCAACAGCTTCAGAATATGGTACGGATGTTAGAGGTTGACCACCCCTTGCACCATCAGGATAGCATGTAAAGCCTCTCAGCCTCGATGCATAAGATGCTAGTGTATTACAGAATGCACCAACTGTATCCTCATTATTATTCTTACTACCCCACGAAGGTAAGTTAATTGTAGATGAGATACTCATATCTACATAGTCCTGTATGTCAGCTTGGAAACGGATGCGACGTTCATAGTCGTCAGCTAAGTCCAAGGCTGACTCAACCTTGTTAGGATCAACACCATAGAGATCAATCAATTCAGCAGCAGCACTGTCAACTACATACTGATAGTGCCAACGTGTACCATTCTTTAGATACCTACGCTTGTAGGCTGTAGCAAAGATAGGTTCGATACCTGTTGATGTTCCAGCTAGAATACCGATACTCCCTGTAGGAGCAATAGCACGATTAGCAACAGGGCGAGACACAGCCAGCTTACTAGAAAAAGATTTTGAAACAAGATCAGAGGTTCCCTTATAAATAGACAACCACTGATGAAGTTCTGGGGTAACTTCATATTTAGAACCTTTCTTAATTAACCATTCATGAATACCCATCAAGCCTAAACCTAGACGCCTGTTCTTCTCTCTAGTTTTATATATCTTATCGTAGGGTAGTTTAGCTCTAGTTGTACCACACAGTAGGAACTTAGTAGCTAGGTCAGTGATGTCAGAGAACTCTGATATACTATCAATGCGTCCCATGTTCAACGAACCTAAGTTACATACATCACTATCATCCTCTGATGTTACCTCAGTACAAGCATTACGCAGGGTTTCTTTTTCCTTATCAAAGAAATTAAAACTAAACCCCGGTTCAGCAGTGGATAGCGCTTGCTTCACGTTAGCTTGGAATGTCTCTCCTGTATCTCCTGTCTTGTAGTAGTTAAGTAACCATTCAGTATCGTAGTTAATACTGATGTTGGTCATATCTAATGGCGCACGAAAGTTAAAGTCTTGTTCCTTCAGGTCACCTATTGATAATCCTGTATTACCTACAGGCATATGATACCAATCTTTAGCGTACAAAAACTTAGTCACATCGTAATGCTTCCAGTTTAAGCTAGCATAGATAGCCGATCTACGACTACCACCCTGCATTACATGACGACCAATCTCATTGATCATTTCCATCTTAGGTATAGGACCACTAGCTAGACCACCTGTCCCACCTAAGACTGCACCTTCCGCACGGTACACTGAATAGTCGTTGCCTATACCACCACCTGTCATCAAGCAGGACTCAGCCTTCCATGATAGGTCAGCCCAATCTTCTCTGGTATCACTCTCTGACTTCAGTAGGTAGCAGTTGTTAAAGAACTTATTAGGTCGTCCCGCATAGTAAAGGTAACGTCCACCGGGAATGAACTTCATCTCAATCATGTACTGTATTAGCTGATCTTTTTCATCTCTAGTCATCATCTCTTGACACACATCTTCAACTAAGATTCTACATAAAGCAGCCCATGTCTCACATGATTGGTGTTCATATTTATGTTTGAATATATCTTCAGAAAATTTAGATCGGAACATGGGGTTTTCGTTAGATCGAAATGTAGGCATTTAGTTATTCTCCTTTGGTTATATTATCATGAGCATACAACATTATTAAAGCATAATGTAATATCTTTAATAAGTCTTGTCTATTTTTTCCTTCCTTCTTCCCGTATCTTTTCCAGTACTTTAAGATGTTACCCATCAAGAAACCTTCACCATACCCAGCATCTATTATTAATTCTGATGCCTGATGCTTTCCTTTAGCGTAGTGCATATCATAAGTACCTGCTACGTATTCTTGTAACTCACATAAGTAAGTAAGTTCATCAAACTTATGCCCAATCCAATCTGTTGGCTTGACCACCTTAGTCTCCTTAATTTAAATAGAGGGGGGTTTCCTAGTTAAAGGATAGTACAGTATTAATTCTTTTACGTACATACTCTACTTCCTTAGACTCAATAATCTTGTATGCGAATGTCCTTGTGTACTCACTGTCTATTCCAGCAAGATCACATACGGTACGGAAGTCATCTGCAGTAACACCAACAGATGCTACGAACCAAGCCTTAGCACTGCTTCTTGCTAATTCAGATTCTCTAGACTCTCTACTTTCTTTAGGCTTAGTAGCATCTAACAAGGCTTGGAGTATGACAGTGAGAAAAAGAATCTGCTCAGGTGCAGACTTCTTAGTTTCCATCAACTGTTCCATCTCTACTAGGAAAGTATTTTCTTTAGGCATCTAACCATTTCTGAGGAACGCCGTCCTTCAGGTCGCAATATAAGAAGTTATTCTTCTTGCACCAATCACCATAGGTGGACTTTGCCCCTTTATATAATTTACTTCTGGAGTTAGTAAAGACAAACCTAACATCTATATCAGGATTACTCTTCCTTAAAAATAAATGTTTCTTCCTATCCTCTAACTTGAATCTTCCTTTTACCTCAAGGATAATACCAGAGGATTCTAGTACGAAATCAGGAAGATACTTCTTAGTTTCTAACCATACGTAAGGAACATAGTGAGGTTCAAAGTCAAAGGGAACGTCAGCAGCAGTCAGACATTCAGCCATTGTCTTCTCTGCACCTGATCTAAATCTGTATTTCTTGGACATTGGGTTCCTTATTTACTTTAGTTAGATACTTAACATTAGCTGCATACTGAAAGGCCCTTAGTCCTGTGCCGTTGTTTGCATCAGACCAACAATCAAACTTATAAGAACAATAAATACAGCCAGTATCAAGGCGAAGATTACCAGCGGCACCATCAGGAATAGCACTATAACAACGCTCAGGAGGGATACTACTTTCGAGAGACTCTCTGATAGAATCAATACGATCTTCTGCATTTATCATCTCCATGTGATGTACAGGGCAATAGGTTATCTCTCCTGTAGTCTTATCTATAACCACAAACCCTGCTTCCTTCACCTCATTTGCTTGAGCATATGCAGAAAGCTGTGCGATGTAACCAAAGGGATCATCTTGGAAAATCTTTCCCGTCTTAAACTTCTTAAACGAAAAGCTTGAAGCACTCTTAAAGTCTACTAGTACATCATCTACCATACCATCCTGATGTCCTACTACGTCATTAACTACAAGCTCCTTCTGCCTGTCTGATACCCTGTGTCCAGCAGTCTTAGAAAGGAAGACAAGGACACTCTCTAAGATATGACCATAAAGAAATTTAATAAAGTCAGGCCCAGTAAACTCTTCTTCTTGTTTCTTATTGTCATCTTTATTATTAAAAGA